TAGGTGGTTCCGCAAGTTAGCAAACTAATGCTAAACTACGGTAGTTAAATATTTAAATGAGAGGATTTTAGGTGAGCATAGATTTTTCACCCCCTAGTTATAGGGCCGCCTCATCTGACTTAACCATATCCATATCCCCTCTGGGATTAGTAGAGCTTGCTGATGAAGAGTTTGAAGTTCATGGTCCACGTTTAAATCGTTATTCCCTTAACTGGGCGATGTATCTAGGTCACCATACATCTTTCCGTCGCCAACAGGGCGAACCTCAAATGGTATTTAATTACTATCGAGCAATTACAGATTTTATTATTAACTTTACTTTTAGTAAGGGCGTTCAGTTTAGAAGCCCTAAAGCAACAGAAGCAATTGTTCCTGATTTGCTTGAACGTGTGTGGGAAGTAGATAACAACAAAGCAACAGTACTTTGGGAGATTGGTCAACAAGGTTCTGTATCTGGAGATTGTTTTGTTAAAGTAGCATACGAAGAGGCGTGGGTAGACCCAGCTGGTATGCAACACCCAGGACGTGTACGTGTTCTACCTTTAAACTCATCTTTTTGTTTTCCAGAGTTTCACCCACACGACCGAAACCGTTTGATTCGGTTTAAACTTAAGTACCGTTTTTGGGGAACTTCTTTAGAAGGTACACGACAGGTATACACATATACAGAAATCTTAACTGACGATGTTATTGAAGAGTACATCAATGACGAACTAATCGATTCTCGCCCTAATCCACTAGGAACTATCCCTGTAGTTCATATGCCTAACATTAGAATTTCAGGCTCACCATGGGGACTATCTGACTGTAATGAAATGATTTCTTTAAACCGTGCATACAATGAAACCGCTACTGATATTGCAGACATCATTAACTATCACGCTGCTCCTGTAACAGTAATCATTGGAGCTAAAGCATCTCAGCTTGAAAAAGGCGCTAATAAGGTGTGGGGCGGTCTACCAAAAGATGCAAGGGTAGAAAACCTAGAAGGTGGCGGACAAGGTCTAAAAGGCGCCATGGAATACATGACTATGTTAAAGCGTGCTATGCACGAAATGACTGGTGTTCCAGAAACTGCTTTAGGTCAATCACAACCTATTTCAAATACCTCTGGTGTAGCACTAGCTATCCAATTCCAGCCTTTGATGAATCGCTATCACCAAAAGATTGTTCAATACGCATACGGATTAGAACGAGTAAACGAACTTATTCTTCGTAACTTAGCTGTTAAAGAGCCAGAAACATTTACTTGGAATCCCGATAGAGACACAATTCCTAAGCCAGACCAACTTCTCCAGTTGGACCCTAACGACCCAGATACTTACAGAACGTACGTACATTTCCCACCACCACTACCACTAGATAAACTTATTATTCTTAACGAAATTCAATCTATGCTATCTCTAGGATTAGAGTCTAAAGAAGGCGCACTTAGAGCTCTTGGTGAAGAGTTCCCTTCAGAAAAAATTCAAGAAATTAGACAAGAACTCATTGACGACGCCAAGGCAGACGGCGCACTTAAACTTGTTCAAACCGAAATCGCTAATGAGATTATGACCTTAACAGGCATGGTCCCAGGACCTGACGGTTCTGCTGCTCCGCTCTCACCTGAGCAAGCAGCGGGTATGGCTGCTGGCGGAGGCTCTCCTGCCCAGACACCATTGTTGGACGGAGATGTAGTCGCAGGACTACAAATGGGTGAACAAAGTATCCGCTCTCGACTAGTAACCGAAGCTTATGGAACAAAGATTCCACAACGTCGTGTACCAGAAGAATACGAAAAATAAAGCACTATAGGCTGAAATTTTTTGTAAAACGCGGAAAAATGTATGTGTAAAACCAAGAGACGGTCATTTGTGCTACGAGGCTAAAACCTCATTCGAAAAAAGACCCAGAGAACATAAAGGACGTATATGGAAACTCAAACAGAAGTGCTTGCTGAAGCCTTTGAAGCTGAAGCAAACCAAGCTCCAACTATTGTAGACGCTGGCGTTGACGCGCCAACTGTTAAGACTACAAAGACTACTGATTCATCTAAGTTTTATACAGACGATGATTTAGCAAAGGTTCGTAGTCAAGAGAAAGACAAGTTGTATCCGCAAATTGAAAAGCTAAAATCTGAGCTTGAAGAAATCAAGCAACAGAGAGAAGCGGAACTTGCGGCCAAGCAAGCAGAGAAAGAGGCACAGGACGCTGAAGAGCGTGCTCGCCTTGAAGCTGATTTAGACGTTCGTGAACTTCTTAAAAAGAAGGAAACAGAATGGTCTGAACAGTTGGAGCGTGAGCGCCAGGAGCGCGAACGCGCCTTTGCTCTATTGGAGCGAGAAAAAACTTTTGCTGAGATTCAAAATTTCCGCCAGCAACGTCTGGAGGAAGAACGGGAAGCAATCATTCCCGAACTTTTGGACCTTGTTACGGGTAACACCCAAGACGAGATTAACGCGAGTATTAACAGTCTAAAAGACCGTTCAACTCGTATTTTAGAATCAGCGCAGCAGGCTATGCAGTCCGCTCGCAAAGAAATGACTGGAAGTCGCGTAACAGCGCCTCCAACCGGACCACTGGACATTAATTCGGAGCAACGTAACTTTACAGCTGATGAAATATCAGCTATGCCGATGAACGAATACGCAAAATATCGCCAAAGACTTTTGAGTCCAAAAGCTCAGGGTCAAGGCTCGGGATTGTTCGGCTAAACCCCCAAATCCAAATTCCAACTAAGGAGTATAACTAAATGGCATCTGGTATTACGGGTACCGGCAATCTAGCCGCAGCCCCAACAGCCTATTCAGGTACCAACACACAGTTGACTCAAGCGATTCAGCAAATCTGGTCAAAGGAAATCCTTTTCCAGGCAATGCCAATCCTTCGCTTTGAGCAATTCGCAGTCAAGAAGACTGAACTTGGTGTTGCACCTGGTCTTCAAATCAACTTCCTACGTTACAACAACCTCGGCTTTGCTAACGCACTTGTCGAAGGTGTACGTATGCAGACAAATGCGCTAACAGCGCAACAGTTCTCAATCACTGTATCTGAGCATGGATATGCTCTTGCAGTTTCTGAGCTACTACTTAATGCTTCTTTCGATGACGTTATGGCTTCTGCTTCACGTCTTCTAGGACGCAACATGGCTCTTTATCTTGATAAGTTGAGCCGCGACACTCTCTACTCAGCAACATCCAAGATTTACGGAGAAGACCGTTCTGGTCTTTCTGCTGCTAATGACTGGTACGGCTACGGAACTGTAGGCACAACTCGTGCAAGCATGACCGGTGCATTCAACATGACTCCTCACGTAGTCAAGGATGCAGTTGAGACCTTGTCAACAAAGAACATTCCACGCTTAGGTGAGACCTATGTGGCATTCGTTCACCCTCACCAATCACGTCGTCTACGTGACGTTCCTGAGTTCATCGAAGTAACGAAGTACGCCGCTCCTGGAAACTTCATGCTTGGTGAAATCGGACGTCTATACGACTGCGTATTCATCGAAACCACTCAGGTCCGCAAGGTCGCTGGTGGTGCTGGTACTTCTTACTCAGCCGATACTGCTACAACTCCAACAGTTACAGCAGGCGGCGGATATATTTCACCAGCTGAATTTACCGGTAACGGTGGTTCAGACCGCTATGACTCTATCTTCATTGGAGATAACGCATTCGGTCACGCAATCTCTCTACCAGTTGAGCTCCGCGATGGCGGTATCCTTGACTTCGGTCGTGAGCATGCACTTGCTTGGTACTCAATCTTCGGTCTTGGTCTAATTACTGACCAGGCTGTAGTTATTGCAGAAACCAACTAATTTAAAAAGTTCGGGGGCGGGCCTAAAAACCCGCCCCTAACCAAAAACAACAGATACTAAATCGGAGGATATAACGTGGCTAATAATAGACCGAAGGCGACTGATTACACAGGACGCCAGCGAGAAGCCCTTGCTAAAGAATTTGCTGAAGAGCAATCAAAGCGTGCAGGTGAAATGTCTCTAGCTACTGCGGAAGCGCAGTTCAAAGCAGAGAACGAAATCATCGACGCAACAAAGCCAAACCGTCTAACCACTATCGTAGTTGATGAAGTTAAAACAACTGGAGCAGTTGGAAACGACACAGTAGTTATCCGTGTTACAGATGACATTGAAAACATGACTTTAGGTGCAGGAACTAGCTATACGTTCAAAGTTGGTAACAAATATTCTGTTACTAAGGACGTTGCAGCTCACCTTCAGGAAAAAGGATACGTGGCTCAGATTCTCTAAACGCACGATTAGGCGGGGCAGCGGGCGCTATTTGTAGCCCGCTGTTTCGTTTAACCAGTTTTTAAACCTGCTACACGGCACCATTAGAGTAGCCTGTTATGCGTGAATAAGGAGTAAATGTGGCAACTCTTGCAGACCTAGTATCTAAGGTCCGTATGGAGCTTGGTGACCAACCCAAACAATTCACGAAGACTTTCACAGGTGACGGAAGTACCGTAGATTTTGTTCTTGGCGTCAAGCCCGTTGATACATCAACACTATTAGTGACCGTAAACGGTGTCGCTAGAGCTAACCCAACTCATTTTACTATTGAGGCTCAACACGGAGTTATTCACTTCGTAACAGCTCCTGCTAATAACGCAGTTATTACTGTGACAGGAAGCGTCTTTAGATACTTTTCAGATTCAGAAATTACCTACTTTGTTAATACTGCAGTAACTCAACACACTTTTAATAGAACAGATAGCTATGGAAGAGCCATGACTATTGGCATGCTTCCCGAGGTTGAGGTATACCCAGTAACCATCTTGTCATCGATAGAAGGCCTATACACATTGGCCACAGACGCTGCCTTTGACATCAACATCTTCGCACCAGACGGCGTGACCATCCCGCGTTCTGAGAGATACCACCAGCTTACAAATCTTATACAACAACGCATGGAACAGTACAAGATGCTATGCGCTGCTTTAAATATAGGAATTCACCGTATTGAGGTTGCTACTCTACGTCGAGTAAGCAGAACTACTAACAAGCTTGTTCCGATATTCATGCCTCAAGAGATTGATGATTCACGTCGTCCAGAGCGTGTATACCTTCCAAATGACATGACTGGCAGAACGCCTCTTCCAAGCACAGCTGGAATTTATGACATCATCCTTCAGCAGGGCGACTCTTGGTATGGAATATTTGATTTTCCAGACAACACTAATTTTAATGATTTAGTATTTAAAGCCCAAATTAGAACATATCCTAGCTCTCCGTCACTGTGGGCTACATTTACAATCACAGTTGAAGACGCTCCAACTAAAAAACTAAGACTTGCTTTAACAAAAGCACAGACACAAGTTATACCTGTTAGAGCGTTCTGGGATTTACAAGCCACCTCTTTGAGTGATTCAACCTTTGAACAAACCTATATTCGCGGACAGATATTCTGTGAAAGAGAAGTTACTGACTGATGCCTGATGAAATTATTGTCACCCCACAAACTCCTGTTCAAGTAACTGTTTCTACTGGTACAACAGGCTCACAAGGTCCTACAGGTGCTACGGGACCAACTGGTCCTGCAGGTAGCGCATCAACTGTTGCAGGTCCAGTAGGAGCTACCGGTCCTACAGGAGCCACGGGTCCTCGAGGTTTAACTGGTCCTACTGGACCGCAAGGTGTAACAGGACCATTAGGTCCTGTTGGTGTAACAGGCCCAACAGGTGCAGCAGGTACTGCAGGTGCAACAGGACCAACTGGTCCCGCTGGTGTTGGCGTAAATATATTAGGTTCTTATGCAAGTGAAGCAGCGCTTAATGCTGCACAACCAACTGGTAATCCTGGTGAAGGTTATCTTGTAAATGGAAATCTTTATGTGTGGGACCAAGCAAATGATGTTTGGGAAAACGTTGGAAACATTCAAGGACCTACAGGTCCGCAAGGTGCACAGGGACCGACAGGAGCAACAGGTGCGGCAAGTACAGTTACTGGACCTACGGGTCCTACAGGAAGCACAGGATT